TAGGCGTAATCTTCTGCTGTATCCGCATACACCACCTTTTCAGGCAGCGTGATCAGGGTCTCTGATTCATTCTCGTCGAGCCCATGCCAGAACGGCACAATGCCTGTCCAGATTCCGGAAGAATCTGTGACCTTCTTCACGTCCGTCAGGTTCTTTCCATAGCGGATAGTTACCCCGGAATCAGAGCCTCTATGCGTATGGAATTTCACCAGATATTTATCCCATTCATATTCACCGGTCCCATACACATCCAGGATCGATCCGGCTGTGCCGCCAAGATATGAACGGAAAGAAACCGGCTGAGAAATCGTGAAATTTCCCTCGACATCCTTATCTGTCCAAAACTCATAGGGATTGTCTCCCACAGAGTTTTGTTTCATTGCCGCCAGAGCTCCCGCACAGCTGTTTGCCGTCATCGGCATCACCGTGACTTTTGAAAGCTGGTAGCTGATATGCCTGGCATTTATCTCCACCTGGCCATTCATGGGCCGGGTGATCTTATAAATACGAAACGGCTGGATATCATCCGTATCATCATGGCGGGAGGCAATGATACGTTCCTCGCACAGGTCCTTATAGTGGTTCCCGGTAACCGGGTATTTCATCTCCAATTCGTACTGGCCGTTTCGCTCTTCGATTACTTTGCAGCTGATGGCATCCGAGAGGCGGCCCATGCCGTTCGACTTGAACTGCGTTTCATCCGCCTCGTAAAGAATCGGTTTCATGGGCACCTCCCTTCTTTTACAACATCCACCAGCGCGGTGTTATTTCGACACGGTAAATACCGCCGTTATAGGTGATTGTCGTTCTGCCCGGAGAAAGCGATGGGAAGTCGTCCTCGGCCAGCTCGATCTTATCATTGCAGTTGACGGTATCCTTGTAAGCCTCCTGCAGTTCACAATCGATATCTGTATGGCTGTTGCATTCCGTAATCCGGATCATCTGGTCTCCTATATATAATTCCCCGGTACCGTATACCCGGATCAGGGGCCTTGCCTCCTGTCTGGTCGGGTTATAAATCACACCGCCGTTTGCGAACTCCTGCTTGAGTTCACCGCTCTTTAAATACATCTGAGGCTTGCAGGAAAACGTAACCACAAAGGTTCCCTGCGCATTAAGCGCTGTCATATCCGGAGCCGTCTCCGCTTCAAACACCGCCATCCGATACACTTCAGGATGATAGGAATCCTCCAGCCTGTGATAGCCCGGATCTGACAGCAGATGGTTTATAAAGCCCGTATAGTTCACATCAAAGTTTCGGATGATCCCGCACTGATAAGGGATATTCACGTTGTTGTATCTCTTGTTGGTCAGGATCAGCTCCCCGTTCCTGCCGGGAATAGAGACCCGCTCAAGATCGGGAGCCGCCTTTCTCCATGTGTCCTGCCCCGAAATGGTGACGCCGAACTCGCGTGATGTTTTACCGTTATACGTAAATAGATGCACGGCTGCGCCTCCCTTCGTTACTGAAATGCTGCTTTTCTTCGCAGCACGTTGTTATTAATCCGCTCCTCAATCTCATCGGCAAGGTCAGAAATATCCTGGCCCGGCTGGCTGTACACGTTCACCGTCACACCGCCGTAGTAGACGTTCATGGCGTTCTCCACGCTGCCGACTGCCTGCCGGATCATATCCATCAGGCTGTGTGTACCAACCACCGTCTCCGATCCGGCTTCTCCTGCACCGAGCAGTTTCCCGCCCATCGCGCCAAAGATCGTCGGGGAGTTCAGGATCATACCAGCATCCATAGCCTTCTTGTACCAGTCCACAGAAATCATCGGGATCGAGAGGATGCCGCCAATATCCTGCCAGTACCAGGAGAAGTGCGGCATCTTCGGTTTCGGGAAACTCCAAGAGAAATTGAAGAGTCCCTTGATCCGCTCGATGGCATTACTGATGGTCGTCTTGGCTGTTTCAATCGGACTTGTCATAGCCGACTTGATGTTGTTCCAGGTCGTGGTGGCCGCGCTCTTGATCCCGCTGAACACACCGGATACCTTGGACTTGATCCCATCGACAATGCTGCCGATGCTGGTCTTCATGTTCGTCCACGCCGTAGAGGCTGCCGTTTTAATGTTCGTCATCGTAGTCGAGAGCGAGCTCTTGATGTTATTCCAGTTCGTGGTGACCGAGGTTTTGATACCCGTGCCGATGGTCGTCACCGTCGTTTTGATCCCGTTCCAGATATTGGAGAACGTGGTCTTGATGGAATTCAGGGTCGTGGTGAAGAAGGTCTTTATGCCATTCCACACCGTCGTTGCTGTGGTTTTGATTCCGTTCCATACGGTCGTGACCGTCGTCTTCACCGAATTCCAGATCGTGGTGAAGGTCGTCTTGATGGAATTCAGGGTCGTGGTAAAGAAGGTCTTGATGGCAGTCCATACCGTGGTGGCCGTTGTTTTGATTCCGTTCCACACCGTCGTGACAGCTGTCTTCACCGCATTCCAGACCGTAGAGAAGGTGGTCTTGATGGCGGTCAGCGTCGTCGTGAAAAATGTCTTGATCGCATTCCATATGGTTTCCGCTGTCGTTTTGATGGCGGTCCATACCGTCGTGACCGTGGTCTTGATGGTATTCACCACCGTGGATACCGTCGTTTTGATCGCATTCCATACAGTTTCAAAAGTCGTCTTTATTCCGGTCAGGATCGTGGTGAAGAAAGTCTTTATGGCATTCCACACCGTCGTTACGGTTGTCTGGATGCCCGTCACAACCGTGGATACCGTCGTTTTGATGCCGTTCCAGATATTCACGAAGAAATCCCGGATGGCCGTCAGCACCGTGGTGACAAAGGTCTTGATCGCATTCCATGTGTTTACGAAGAAAGTTTTGATCCCGTTCCACAGGCCCACGAAGAAGGTCTTGATGCCAGTCCAGAAGGTCTCCCAGTCTGTGCCAAACCAGCCGAGGATCGTATCCGCGATCCCTTTGATCGCATTCAGTACTGCCTCGAAAATACCCTTGATGCCATTCCAGATGGAGGTGAAGATCTCCTTCACTCCGGTCCAGACCATATCCCAGTCGCCGGTGAAGATCCCGGCAAAGACATCGAACAGGCCGGTCAGCACACCGAGTACTGTCTCCAGCACGTTTTCAATGATCTCAAATACCGCAATAAACACAGGAGCCAGCAGGTTGCAGAAACCGTCCCAGATCTTACCGATCGCCGCTGTAATATCCTCAAAGCTGATACCCAGATTTGCAAGGCGCTCCTTGATGCCCTCGACGAAGCCGGAGAACACAGATTTGATCTTCTCCCAGATCGCGGTCACCTTTTCCCGGAATTCTTCATTTGTCTGCCACAGATGTACGAAGGACGCGACCAACACAGCCACCGCAGCAATGACAAGTCCGATAGGCGAAGTCAAAAAACCGATGGCTTTTCCCAGCACACCGCTGATACCACCAAGCCCCTGCATCTTTGTGCCCAGGGTCATAATGCCTTTTCCAAGGCTGGCAAAGCCGGACATAGCGGAACCTACCGTACTGATCAGTTTCCCGACAATTAAAAGCAGCGGACCGATGGCCGCCACCAGCGCCAGCACCTTGATGATGGTTTCCCGCTGGGCGTCGCTCATTCCATTGAGCTTGTCCACGAAAGCCTGCACCGCCGCGACCACCTTCCGGATGATCGGCATGAGCAGATCCCCGAAAGAAATCGCCAGCTCCTCAAGCTGTGATTTCAGGATCGTCAGCTGTCCGGACAGGTTGTCCTGCATAATCTCTGCCATGGATTCCGCAGAGCCATCACAGTTATCGATGGCACCGGTCAGCTTATCAAAATCCTCGTCCGATGCGTTGATGATGGAGAGCCAGCCTGCCATCGAGTTTTTACCGAAGATCGCGGAGGCAGCCGCTGCCTGTTCCGATTCGGACAGGCCGCCCATCTTCTCCCGGAGAGAAATCATGGTCTCGCGAAGGTTGATGGACCCGTCATCGTTCTCAACAAGAGCGATGTTGTACCGGTCCATGTAGGTCTGCATCTGCTTCGTCGGTTTGGCAAGGTTGGTAAGGCCCGTCCGAAGGGAAGTACCTGCCTGCGATGCCTTGATACCGGCATTTGCCATAAGACCCAGCGCCACCGAAGTATCCTCGGCACTGATGCCAAGGGACCCGGCGACCGGCGCTGCGTACTTAAAGGACTCGCCCAGCATGGAAACGTTCGTATTGGCGTTCGTACTGGCGGCAGCGAGTATATCCGCGAAGTGACCGGAGTCCTTTGCAGAAAGGCCGAAAGCGGTCAGGGCATCCGTCACGATATCGGAGGTCGTGCCCAGGTCCTCGCCGGAAGCAGCAGCCAGGTTCATGATGCCCTCGACGCCTTCCAGCATGTCCTCGGTCTTCCAACCGGCCATCGCCATGTACTCGAAGGCTTCACCGGCCTCGGAAGCACTAAACTTCGTCTTCGACCCCATCTCACGGGCTTTGGCTCGAAGGTCGTCAAACTCATCCCCGGTCGCACCGGAGATCGCCTGCACCTTACTCATCTGCGCATCGAAATCCGCTGTGGTTTTTATAGCAGCTGCGCCAAGGCCCACGATCGGAGCGGTCACATGGGTGGTGAGGGTTTTGCCGACACCGGCGATCTTGTCACCGGCCTGCTGCAGCTTCTTCCCAGTCTCATCGATCTTCTCCAGTGCCGCATATGTGGTGGAGACCTGGGATTCCAGATTCTTCAGGGCCTGCTCGGTTTCTTCAATCTCCCGCTGCAGGGCATCATATTTATCCTGCCCGAGGGTCCCGTTTTCCAGCTGCTGCTTTGCCTGCTCCTGTGCGGTTTTGAGGGATTCCAGTTTATCCTTCGTCGCACCGATGGCTTCCTTTAACAGCCGCTGCTTCTGGGAAAGCAGTTCTGTGTTTGAGGGATCGAGTTTCAGGAGGCGCTGCACATCTTTGAG